CCACGCATATCCTTTGCTGCCACGATCTTCGAACGCTTCACTGAGACCCACTTTTTTGCTTGTGCCTTTAGTACGCACACCTGGATACGCTGAGAAGACATTATCACTGGTATCACCACGCATACATTTTTCGAATAAGAGCCATTCTGGATTCGGTGCTGGCTTGGGCTCTTGTGTTTTCTTGTCAATGATTCTTTTGCCTTTGTCATCGAAGATTCCTTCATGTGTGATTACATGTTCCATAACGCCGTTGTACTGTGTGACATTGGGTGCGATCAATTGTACAAAATCTGTGTCAGTACTGATAATCACATGTTTATCATTTGGATGACTCTGTATCCAGCCTGCGATTAAATCATCTGCTTCTAGCTGTGGGTTCTGCATAACCGTGCAGTTTGTTTTGTCTGTGATAAACTCTTTGAACGTGTCAAAGGCTTCCCAAAACACACGATCTTCTTCTGCTTCTTTTTCTGTGTGAGCTGCACGAGCATCTGAACGATTACGCTTGTAGGGTGCATAATAATCTTTGCGCCATGATCTACCTTCTAAACAGAAAATGACATGACTGCCGTTGAACTGCTGCCATGCTTTGCGAATTGAATTAAGGGTGATATGAAAGGCCATGCCTAGTTTGATATCAGCATCACCGTTGATCACGTGACGAGCACGGAAAAATGTATTTGCTGTATCAACTAAAATATAGGTCATTGATTTGTCTTCTTCACTGTTTTAATGTCTATAACACCTGTGTTTACAGGGCCGCCAAAATCACCATCTACCACAACATTTGCACAAAGTTCACGGAACCAACGATCTACAATTTCTTCTTCTTTGTCACCATCTTCACCGTATCCCTCTTGCTTTAATTGTAGCACAAATTGGTCATTCCAGTCAAGCTCAAAAAAGCCATTTCGTATGTTATCTTTATTGACATGGGTGTTTATCACACCAACCCATGCTTCTTTGCGTCTAGTAGCACGTTCTTTCGGCGAGAGTTTAGCAGTTTCTTCTGCTTGTTCGGCAGTTTTAGATGCAGCCTCAGCCGCAGCCAACCTGTTGTTGGCTTCTGCCAAATCCAGTTCAGCTTTTTGGATAGAAGCTTCTAGTTTATCCAGCCCAAATAGTTTTTTAATTATTTTCATTAAGTACCCCATTCATTCTTAAACAGTGGCACCTGTAATCTGTCTGAATATCTCAGTCCATGTTTCATTGCCAGTTCTGCTACTCTGCGGTTATTCAGTGTGTATACACTTTCAACTCCGCCCACAGGCATGAGATAAACATTACCGGTGAAACCTTCTGCACGATAGATATCCACAGCTTCTAGAGCTTCTTCTGCATCATCCTCAGTGGCCACTACTAGTTTGAGATATACATGACCAGCTTCTTGATATTCACAGACTATGTCTGGGCGTATGGCTTCACTGGGTTGTTCTCCTGAACAACTGAGTTTGGCACTGACTGAGAATGTGATTTCTCTACTGGCAAAAGGAGGGTTCTGTGACCATTCTTGCAGATATTTTTTAAACTCCGGAGTTAGATTTTGAGTGCCGTTGGTCTCAAAAGTAATTTCTTTAAGACCTGTCATACTCGGATGATTCAACAGATCCGGATAAGCACGTTGCCAACCTAACAACGGTTCGCCACCAGTGATTACAAGATGTTCATCTTCCCATTTATTATATGGCAAGATCTCACATATTCTTTCTGCGATGGCGTCTGATGTAAGCATTGGTGAAAGGTCTTTAAAACGTGGATCCCAACTAGCATAACTGTCGCAGCCAGTAGAAACCAATGGTAATTCTTCGTAAGTTTTAAAAGAATGTATCTGAGCCGCAATCGTTTCAACCTCATTGCTAGATTCACCTTTGGGCATACCAAACCCTGCACATTTGAAATTACAGCCAAATGTACGAAGGAATACACTGGGCACACCCATATATCTGCCTTCACCTTGTATGCTGTAAAAAAGTTCTGCTATTTTTAATTTACTCATCGTTTATTATACCACTTTTTATAAATGTTGTCAAGTCTTCCTTGACCAATTGCCAAGATCCATCGTGTCGATCAATCCAATGTAGGCAATCACCTTCTCGCCATCCTGCAGCATCTAAAAGATCCTGCGGCAACGATATTATACCGCCTTCTTCCACTGTTAGTGTCCATGTTTGCATTTTATATATACCTATCTTTGGATTCTGTTTCTTGATTCAATCTACGCCATTCTTCTATTCTTAGTCTAGCACATTCTTGTTTGACTTCTATGGGATAGTCTGGATGCCAATGCGCATCTCTGCAGTCGTAGACTCTGCCTTCGGGTCGATATCGCACCAGCACTACAATCAACACAATCATGATACAGATATAGACAAAATGTTTCATATTTTATCGCTGATCATTATTTTACACATCAATGCATCTCGATCATCAGTGAAATCAAAATGCATGTGATCCGCAGTGATCTCAGTGACATACTTATCCCCTGGCAGACCGAAATGCTCTAAAATATTCGCACAGGTTTCATTCCACCATGTGTTGGATTGATTTTTCCAAGGCACAGTGATCCTAGTCATTTGCGATAGTTGCCCTTTTCCGGTATCACATGTCGCACACCGCCTGTAGGATCTGGCATGTCGCCCTTGCGTCTAGGGATCAAATGCACATGTGGCCAGCTACAGGTCTGTCCAGCGGCTTCACCTACATTCATTCCAAGATTAAACCCATCCCATTCGTGATCGAGTAGTTTTCTTTCTCCGTGTCTGATAGCACTGGCCACAGCATCATTCATCACAGCAATGGTATTATATTTAGGCACGAATAATAAATGTCCTTCAGTCACGGGATACATATCACGAAATATTTTAACATGATAATCTTCGTCGACAAGTTCAGTCCAAGGAGCACCTTTTGAATCTTCGATACAGTCAGTTTCCCAAGGTATCATTTTTGCTAGGTCGTTCACCTTTTAAACTCCTTGCGTTCTTGAGGTAAATCATCTTCTTTGATAACAAATTCTCTACCGCCTATACTACCAGCAAATGCTCGTGTTCGTTCTAAGTACGACAATCTAATTTTCACTGTCTGAAAAGCCACTTCTAAAAACGCCTTGGGTTTATACCCTATTACATGCATGTCAAAACTCTTACCTGCGTCTGTGCAGTGTACTTTCACCAGCGCATCAATCATTTCGTCCACCAATCTTCCCAGGGAAAGTCCACCCAAACAGGATCTTCGGCCTTGTTTATTTCCATCCCTACGTAATCCATTTTGACGTCACAGGCACTGGCTAAGTTATCTACTAGCACAGCAAATCGAACATTGTTGTTCCAGACTTCGTCCCAGCTAGGATCGTCCGGAAAACACCCACTCTTCCAATCGTTCATGATCCAATTTAATGTTGTGCCTTGGTCATTGATATCGTCAACTATAAGTATATTCTTATACGTACCACCGTTTTCTAGTAGATCACTAGCAGCTGATAGTATTCCTGCTATATCATTTTCATCATTGACAAATCTATTTCTAGAATTAGGACCTAGAGCATCCTCGGCCATCCAAAGATTACTTTCTCCACTTTCACTATCACGTAGGCTTACGTTAAGAGTATGCATGGGCACATTGAGATAATGACTGAGATACAGTGCTGGTACTAGTCCTCCTCTCACTATGCCCACTATGTAATCAGGTTTCCAACCGCTGATAAAGATAGTGCGGCCAATATTAGCTATTAGTGACTGAATTTCATGCTGACTGATTTTGAGTTTTTTCATATCTCTCCTTGAGGTACTGCTCATGTTGTATCCATTGATCGTTGACTAGAAATCCCCATTCACGACGATGAGGACCAGGCATAAACAGAGTCCAGGCCGTAACGCCTGGTTTTAATTCAATCCGGTGATAACTATTAGAACCACAAATACGAAAATGACCTGGACCTCGCCACTTCTGTATCTCGCCAAGCATTTTACCGTCTTTACCAAATTCCGGAACCCATTCATAATATCCGCCCTTCAAAATCAATGTGGCATAGGACCAAGGATGATCATGCACATCATCCGGATCACCTTTGAGAAATTTGTGTAAAAATATATTAAAAGGAAAATGCTCACGTTCTTTCAAAAAGAGATAATACCTTACAAGGTAAGGTTCGTTGTGAACACGATCATAAATGATGCGTTTACGACCTAATCTCTCAAGCAGTTTCAAAAACATCTCTTACCTCTTGGTCTAAATAACGGATTAATTCTTTATCAGTGGGTTCTACTGTGTAATTATGTTTAAAAAAGATCTCATAACTATCTGAACCATACTTACCAATGCCATATAACATTGTAGCATCATTTCCGTCCCAAGTCAAGTAGTCTTGACTCATTCCAATTAGTCTCTTGTAACGGACATTAACCATGCCTAGGGGCTGTATGATGCTTTTAACAAATTCTTCGTCGGCATTCAACAATGCATGAGCATCAGGAAACCAATATAGAAATTCTGGCAGGCAGGTCTTTACAGGTTTTCGACTGGTTTGGTTAAGCATTATGACACCTACAAAGTGTTCCCATGAATTTGAGATCTGTTGTTGCACCATTAGGTCATCACGCAAAGCTTTGAACCACATCATCGTTTCCTTAT